GATAAGCCAACAAAGTCAAGTAAAAAAGATGGAGTAAAAAAAAATTAGAGTGGATTGACATAGAAAGATATACAATGGGGGAGTGCAAAGTGCTTCCCCATTTGTTTTGGGAGATGACCATGGCTGAATTAGATTTTGTGTGGTACGGATATAGACACGAGGAAGAGCAACAATGGATTAGAACTAGGTGGCAGACAACTTTACTAATCAATATCCAATTACCAAAAGGTAAAAAAGTTAAGCCACAAGAGCTTATTGAATTAGACTGCGATACTCGTAACTTTGTGAAGCAGAGAGTGATGACAGAAGAAGAGCTAAAAGAAGTGTTAAATAAATATAAAATTGTTAAACCTATAATATAATGGCAGATAATCAAATGGTTAAGATAGTCTTTGACTTTGATTTAGGTAATGTTCCTGCATCAGCAAAGAAACTTAGTCAATATTTAAAGGATAATAGTTTAGATTTAAAGTTTACTAAAGCTAGTGTAGATGGACTATCTGCTAGTTTAGGGCAACTATCTACTCAACAAACAAAAGCAGGTAACGCTGCTGCTGCCGCAGGTAATCAAATTAAGAAATCAAATATGCAATGGACAAACCTTGCATTAGTTATACAGGATTTACCTTATGGATTTAGAGGTATTCAAAATAACTTACCTGCTCTTATGGGCGGCTTTGCAGGAATGACAGGGCCTATTTATTTAGCTGGTTCTGCACTTATTGCTTTTTTTACCGCATGGGATAATGGATTTTTTAAATCTAAAACATCAGCAGATAAATTAAAAGAGAAAACAAAAGAGCTTAGAGATGAGATAATTAAATCAACACAAAGTGCTAGAGAGCAAGGAATTACATTATTAGCATATGTTGATATAGCTAGAGATGTAACACAATCTGAAAATACTAGAAATGAAGCATTAGAAAGAGCAAATGAAATATATGGTAGGCATAATGAAAAACTAACTCTTGCCAATATCAATACCCAAAGAGTTAAAAAAAGTCTTGATGGTTACATAGAAAGCTTAATTCAATTAGCAGTTGCAGAAAAATATGCAGGTCAAATTGCAGATAATATAATAGAACAAGGATTAATACAGGCGGATATTGATGAGGCTAATATTAAAAGACAAAAATTATTAGAAGAAATTAGAGGCAAACAAACAAATAAATCAAGAGATTTAGTTGATGTTTATAAGGATTATTATGTAGTTTTAGATGACATAAAAACCCTTGAAGATTCTAAATCTGTATCAATGGCTAATGGTACAAAGACAATAGAGTTACACTCTGCTGCAATGAAAAAAGCAGTATTATTAGCTGGTAAATATGGTAGAGTTCCAAAAGCTGAATCCAACAAACAAGAAATATCAGATAGAGAGAAGGCATTAGCAACAATAGCCGAAAATGAAAGAAAGGCAGCCTTAGAATTATATGATGAAAGAGATAAAGAATTAAGACAAATAACATCAAAGTATAGAGAGCAAATTGATTTAGCTACTAAATACGGCCAAGAAACTATAGTTTTAGAAGAGGCATGGAGAGCAGAATTAGCAGCAGTAAGAAAGAAGTGGGATGATAAAGAGGCTAAAGATGCTCAAGAAATAGCAGATAAGATAGCTAAAATACAACTTGATACTAGATTTGATTTGGCTAGTGGGATTGCTAAAATAAATTCTGATTTTGCTAATGAGAATATTAAAAATGTAAATTCTGAATTATCATCTACATTAAAAGCAACTAAGAATAATTATCAAGCACAAGCATCTGCTATTGGGTTAGCTATATCAAAGCTTACTGAATATAGAGATATAGCTAAAGAAGCAGGTTGGGGCACAACTGAATTTGATGAAGCTATTAAAAATTTAGGATTTTCCCTAGAAGGATTAGTTGATCCTATAGAGCAAATGAAGATGAATGTAGAAAATGCATTAAAGGATTTGGCCCAAGGTGCATTAGTTGAATTAGGTGTTCAATTAGGCAATGTACTTTCTGGTGGAGAATTTTCTATGGAAGGTTTTATGGATATGATGGCAAATGCTATTATAGCAATAGGTAAACATTTAATTATTGTATCAGGCTTGTTTGCTGCGGTAGATAAATTATTTAAAAACCCATCAACATGGCCATTAGCAATAGCGGTAGGGGTAGCTGCAATAGCAGTTGGTACTTCCATGAAAAATAATGCAGCTAAAAGAAATCCTGTAAAGAAATTTGCTGATGGTGGTATTATTAGTGGCCCTACAATGGGATTAATGGGTGAGTATCCTGGTGCGAGAACAAACCCTGAAGTAGTTGCTCCATTAGATAAACTTAAAGATATGATTGGTGGAGGTGGAGGTGGAACGTTTATGTTAAGAGGACAAGACTTACTTTTGTCTGTAAATAGGGCACAAAAGGCATCAAATCTTAAAGGACAAAATATTAGTTTAGCATAATGGCATACGGATTAAGATATACATTAAGTCAGATACTTCGTAATGGGAATACCCAAACAATAGAAGTATATGAAGATGGTTATGTTGGTAGCGTAAAAACATACATACCAACATCTATTACATTACAACCAAGCTCATCAGAAGAGTATCCATATCCTGCTATTATAACATCTCAATTAAACTTTTCTTTCATATTAGAAACCGCAGATGATTACACTCAATTTCCTGATGTGCTATCGGTTAATGATAGATTATATTATGTATTATTAAAGGAGGCATCTACAGTAATATGGAGAGGTTATTTATTTAATGATTATTCGCAAGTCGGTTTCTCAACAGGTATATCAGAAGCATCATTAGTCGCAATAGATGGTATATCGTTTTTACAAGAAGAAGATTATGTTGTTGATGGTAGTATAAATTTAACTGTTAAACACTTAGATTTAATGGCTACCGCATTAAGGTTATTAGCATATCCTTCAACTGACCTTTTTCTTAATATAGCTTGTTCTTTCTTTGCAACAGGAATGGCTACAAGAACTGCTAGTCAATCTAATGAGCCATTTAATCAAATCTACCAATACAGAAGAGATTTTGTAGGGGTAAGTTATTATACAATATTAGATAATATCTTAAAGACATTTAATTGTAGAATGTATCAAGCTGATGGAGATTGGTGGATTACATCTACTATGGAGGTGGCTGCTACTACAAGATATTATACAAGATATGCTATAGGAGTATCGACCATAACTGTTAACTCTTATGGACAACTAACAAACACAATAGATATTCAACCACATTCTCAAGGTGGTGTTCATTTTATTAATAATTCTCAAACCAAGATATTAAGAAAAGGATTTTATGATATAGAGGTTAGAAGCGAATATACATCGCCAATAAACTTGATTCATAATTCTAGTTTAAAGATTAGTTCAGGAATATATCCAAATGCAACTGCTGAGGGTTGGTTTACTGCGGTTACTGGAACGGCTATTGCATCTGTAATAGAACAAGCTAATGAACAATTAAATATTTATTATTTAATGGCTGGTACAGGATATGCCGACTTGCAAATATTAGCACCTGGCCCTGTTTTTTATCCATATACTCCATATTTAGGAGGTGTGCCTGTTACTTTTAGTTGTGAGCATAAAAACGGAGCTGCTATTAAAATACAAGTTGCATTACTTGATACAGGATCAGGAAATAAATACTTAGATAACAATGGTGATTGGCAATCAAGTTCGGCTACATATATAACATTCCCTGCTGCAACAGATGATGCTCTTAGTTTTAATACATATACATTATCAATACCACCATGCTGGGTTTCTTTGGCTTTGGGGACATTTTTTATGGGCTATTTGAATATTAAAATAAAATGCGATTCTGGCGAAACAAGATTAAGGAATTTTAAATTAGTTCAAGATGGTACTGAGGTTAAATATGCCGTTGTTCAAAATAGCTTAACAAGTATTAAATCTACCACAAAGGTATTTGAGCAGCCATATGGCCAAGTTTACCCTAATGCTTACGGCCAACAAGTGTTATCATTAGGCTCTCTATATAATAGTGCAGGAGTATATTTAACAGGGTGGAACTTCTTAGATACAGGAATGATAGTGGGTGGAGATAAAGCAGTTGCCCTTTTAGCATACCAATATATAAAAATATTTCAAAGGAATATTGCAACATTAGAGGCTGACCTTGGAGAAACAGAAGGAGTTAATGGATATGCTTATTTAGATAAAGTATATACTGTTACAGATACAACAACAGGGGATTTAAGTTATAGCGGTAAAAAATTTGCTGCAAATAGGCTTACATTATCACCATACAATAATCAAACCAATTCATTACAATTAATGGAGATTTATTATGATGATACATTTATACTTCTTATTCCAACATACATAACAGATGTTGGTCAATTAGGGCCGTTTTGGTTTTTTAGATACAACATATTAGACATAAATCGCATATAGATATAAAAATTAATATAATAAAATGGCAAGTGTAATAAACGGAACGAATATAGTCTTATACGAATATGATAGCAACGCTATCTATTACTTTAATGGAGGTACTGCACAAGGCACTTTTGATAGCATTGTGTGTAAGGAATTAAGCAGAAGCCAAGTAGCAGGTACTTCAGTTGACTTCACTAAAACAGGAGCAGGTACAATAGCTTCGTTTATTACGGATGCTCTTGATCCTGGTGTTACAACCATACCAGCAGGTACTTGGACTTTTAGTGCTTACTATTCTATTTTAACTGCCTTTGCAGGTGCTCAAGTTCAGTATGAACTATATAAATAT